TTCACTATAAGTTGTTAAATTATAAGGCACATCTTCTATAAGATAATCTTCGTTTACTCTTGTTCCTGTTGAGTTTCTGTCAAAGTCAAAGTCGGCATCTAATCTTTCTCTTAATGTAAATTTTGTAATTTGTGTATCAGTAAACGATGCAGCTCCGTAAACACCTACATAAGCATAATTTGCGTTTGCTGTAAATATAACTGAGTTTAAGCCTGATGTTGGGTTGCTCAATACTACTTGCGCACTTGTTAAATTTATATTATTAGATATTCTTATTTGCGCTGTAATATTTTGTGATATAGTAAATTCTAATTCATATGTTTTACCACTTTCAAAAGTAGCTAAAGAATAGCAATTATTACCACTTCCTGAAGATACCATCTGTGTAATATTAGTGCCATTAGAGCTAAATGAAGAAAAATCGTTATTAGTCCAAGAACTTACAAGCTCCTCTCCATAAGGTATTGCAGGTTTTATAGAATATAAGTAGTCCTCAGCATAAGCTGTAGGTGTGGTTATTATGGATGCTTTCTTAAGTAAACTCATATCTTAATCTTCTAAGTTTTCTAATAGTTGTATAGTCATTGTGTTGTTCTCGTATATTTGCACTCTCCTGTTTAAATCAGAAGTCAAGTACTCTATTTGATAAACATCTGCCCAATCAATCGTTGAGGTTGCGTTCCCCCAATAACTCTCGCTGTATGCTTTTCCCCAATTTTTCGTATTTGCCATTTAAATACTCTTTTAGTTTAATTATATTTTTACTCTTTGGTTTGTATATCACAATACCCATCCGTTAAATGTAGCATCACTATCAGGATATACATCGCCTCCTTGATTCTGATTATACTCAGGAAATAAATTACTGTTGTTTACAATGTAATCTAAAAACCTCTGCGTATAATACTCTGCTGTGTTTCTTGCTTTATTTACTAAAAAGTCTACTTCACTTTTAGATACTGTTTCTGAGTTCTCGCTTGTATGCTTAAATACTCCACCATTCTTTATTTGATAAGCTGCATAAGGAATATACTCTGCTTGTGCATACCAAATTAACATAGGCTGTACATATTCGTTTACTAAGGTCTGATAGTTTCCTGTTAGACCTGATCCTGCTATGTCTGTACTGATCTTGTCATATAGTTTAGTTCCTAAGTAGTTTCTTATTTCGATTTGTTGCGCTAACTTGATAAACTGTATAAATTTATCTGTATCAACATTACCATCAATGATACTATTCTTGACTAAATCTGTTCTCGATATGAATAATACTGTTGCCATAATTATCTACTTATTCCTATTTTCTTAGCGTATGATGCTGTATATCCACTATAAGGCATATCCTTTGGCTTCATTGCTACTTTCTTTGCGTTTTTAGGTAACTTAAAACCTTTTTCTGTTGCTTGTGAATCATATAACTTTTTACCCAAACTTCTGTCTCCATCTTTTTTAAGATACGTTCTTCTACTCCAATAATGTCTACATCTTGCGCCACCTTTATATAACCATATAGAATATGTATTTGAGCCACCTTTACCAAACCCTGCATTAACAGCTATTTGATCCATAGCCTTAATATCTTCTTTACGATATACTTTTTTAGCAGATACCATCTTTCTACAAAATTCTCTTGATGTAGCTTTAACAGAATTAGGACTATAATAATATCTTACTAAAAATGTAAAGTCTTTTTGTGATTCTTTTTTGCTTTTACCATCTTGTTCGCTTTCTCTATAAGGTTTTGCACTACCTACTCTTGCTAATTTTACTTCGTTGTTTACGTTTTCTATTAGCTCATCCATTTCATCATCAAACTCATAATCTACATCTGATTCATCTACTAAATCAAAATCTTCTAATAATTCTTCCTCATCCTGACCTAAATCGATAAGTTTTTGTGCAACATTATCTCTAAAGTCATCTTCTGATAGGTTTTCTATTTGTGAATGATCTTTACAAGGCATATACCAAGTCATTCCGTTTTCTTCGTGTTCGTGATAACCCTCACACCCCATTTCTTTAGCTTTTTCTATAGCTTCTTGTTTTGTAGGGAATACATCTTGACCATCTATCTTTTTTAACTTAACACCTGTTTCTTCTTCTCTTGTTTCCTCATCTACTACGTTGTCTAACTCTGTAAATTCAAGTGGCTGAAGCGTTTTAAAGTATAAATGCAGAGAGATATCGTTGTAAGCAAGTATTTGGTCAAACGCATCTATTAAAAGTCCTTGAAAGCCTTTAATCACTAAGTTGTCAAATAAAATAGAAGCTGTTTTTAATTCATCAGCATTGTTACCAAGACCTGTTGAATCTTTTATACCAAATAACATAGGACTTACTACCCTGTGAGATACCATAATCTTTTTAGAACTCTCATCGCTTAAAAACTGATATTGATTGTGTGCATCACTAAGTTGTATAGGGTCTATAGTCGCTGCTGTTTCTGAATTGTCGTTAAATGCTAAAATAAATTTACCTGCATTACTTGAGCCACTAAACTTTTCGTAGATTCTTCTTTCTATCATTTCTCTTTGTTCAGGGTCAGGAGTACCATTGTTGAAGTTGATTAACATACTTGGCGCAAGTCCATTTAGTATGTTGTTTAAATGGTAATTAGAAATTTCCTCCTCTAATTCAGCGTATTGTGTACCACCTTGATAATCTACAGGACTATAATACTTAAAACCTGCTCTATAAGGCTTAACATAAAGTATTTCTAATCCCTCTTTAGAAGTTCCGAATGCAGGTATTCTTTTTAATTCGTTTCCTCGCTTGTACTTTGACCAATCACTAAAATAATAGTAACCCTCTATATCTCCTTTTTCATTGCATTTTTCAGCTCTTAAGGTCTCAATAGGTATGTGTTCTAATTGTACAATCTTCGTTCTATCTTTAGAATAAATAACTTGTATTGCACATTGACCCATTAATTTAAGATCATAGCATAATTTTCTTACACAATGATTGTTAAATAACGCTTTCATTTGTGCGTACTCATTAGGCTTTTTATTTGAATTAGTAGCATCTAAGCCTTTTCCGTAAATCATCTCGCTAACACCATTTATAATAGCGTTATTTGTAGGACTTCCGTTGTATCTGTCTATCAAGTATTGAAAGTAGTTGTTATCACTACCATACTCAATAAAGTTCTTACCACTAACCTCTTTTACTTGTGGAGAAGTATAGGTGCTTAAATTAACAATACTTAAATCTGATTTATTTTTCATATTACAATATAATCATTATCATAGACATCGTTTCCTGTTGGCATTGTATATTCTCCACTATTAACCGAGTAAGAAGATATTGTTTGATCCGTACAAAAAACTTTATCCTTATATATTACATTACTTCCCTCTTTTAATGTTAGATCATAAAATCTTCCCTCTACAAGTACAGGACTTAATGCTTGTGATAACACTAAATAATTCTTGTCTGTTGTTGTGCTTACTGTGTATGTTGTTGAGGTGTTTGTTGAATCATCTCTTAGTATCATACTAACAGAACTTGCATAACTTCTTGGTATTACTTTTAAAGTTTGAGCTGATGCAGATGTCGTTAAGTGTATCATACTTATATAACGTATAAACTTTGAATTTTGTGTATAAAAAAAAGGGAGTCCGAAAACTCCCCTTTGAAACAAAACTAATCTATTTTATGAAAACTTATATAAATATAAGAAATTAATTTTAGTTAGGTGTGATTTGTGTTACACTTGCATCTCCTGTTACTACAGAGCCTGTAATAAAGTAAGGTGGTGCAGTTTCTTGTGCTACCATTGTTAATGTAAATCCACTAAGGTCTCCCATAGCAGCTCCACTTACAATCGATCCACCTGTTACTTCAGCTCCGTGTTCTAAACCTACAACAAAGTAATTGCCATTATAATCTTCTACAAAAACATGAGGTCTTGCGTGTGCGATTAATTTTAATTCTTCTTGTGTTAGTTTATCAAGAAACGTAAGTGTTAAGTTTAATGTGGTTTCGTAGAAAGTAGTACCATTTTCTCTTGAGCTATTGATTGCAGTTTCTAAAGATGAATTACCTTTAATATCAAACTGAAATAAAGCAGGACTTCCTGCTAATGCAGTAACCTCGCCTGAAGCAATCGTAGCTGCACCAAGAGTTCCGTAATCAGCAAAGTAAACAGTTTTTAAACCACCTACCCCTGATTTACAAGGTAACTTTCTTCCTGTTGTTAGTGTACAAGCCATAATTATTAGATATTAAAAAAGGGTAGGTAGAAAACCACCCACCCCTTTATATGTTAGTTAATTTAATTTATTAGTCGTAAAGAACTACATCAGCACCTACACCGATTTGGCATCCTGCTGTATATCTCATTACTACTCTTACGTTTTGTGATCCATCAATATCTGACATATCAATAACTTTAACTTCGTTTCTGTCGTTTAATAGACCTGTTCCGAAGAATAAGTTAGAGCTTCTTGCAGCGATTGCTTGGTTGTCTCCAAAACCTGAAGATGGATAGATTTTCACACCATCAAAGAATAAGTTATTTAACGATTGGTTGTTACCTTTGTTGTCATAACCTGCTGCTCCTAAACCTGCACTTCCAAATCCACCTAAAGCTCTAATGTAAGCTCTGTAGATGTTTTGTGATACATAAATGATTAGGTCATCAGCTCCGTAAACTCCTGATGGAATAGCATCAACGATTTTACCTAATTCAGTAATAACGTTAGCTGC